AGCGACTTGGCCTTGACGGCTGCGACCGCGGTATTCTCGCTCATTTCTTCGTCGCCATGAGCAGTTCCTTGCACCGCTGCTTGATGGCAGGGTCACGGTAGAGCGACGCAGCCCACTCGATGTAGGTCCGGTCGGTCTTGATGACTTCCTCAGGGGTCTTGCCTGGATATGCCTTGCCACCAAAGACTAGCGTGACAGGAGCCCCAGGCTGAACGTCCGGCTCAGTCACCGTCGCCACAGTCGGGCTCTTCTGGTTTGGGTCGCCGCTCTCCGTCCCCTTGACCTTCCCGTTTGCAGGGTTCTGATCACACAGGGCCTCGTGACCATTCCTGGCCTCGACGTCCCAGCAGTCGGTTCCGCAATACTGACACTTCACGTGCATAGATACCTCCCATTCATTCAAGGGGGCCCGAAGGCCCCCTCATTCTTAGAGCTAGTCAGAGATGAAGCGCTCCGCCATGCGAGGATCGAGAACCTTGACGCCGTACAGGATCTCGAAGAGCATGGTGTCGATGTGGTTCGTGGTGTCGCGCTCATAGGTGAGCATCACGTTCAGCCCGTTGGAGAACAGGACCTTGCTGGGGCAAGCCTGTGAGGGAGCTTCGGGAACCGAGACCATGGCGATGGCGTTCTTGTGGAAGGCCAGGGAGGTCGTCTTGCCCGAGGTCACGACGGTTTCGCCGGTGATGGCCTTCGCGCCGGAGATGGCAATCTGGATGCCGGGGGCGAAGTAGATAGTCTGACCGTTCGCGGTCTGGGTGGCATCGGCGGTCAGTGTGTAGACCTGGGTGTCGCCCGCAATGGTGAATGTGTACCCATGGGGCAGAAGCCCGACGGTCGCGTCCGTGTCGGTGACGGCCATGGAGGTAGCGCCGAGAGCGACAGGAGTGGGCGTCGAGGCGCCGGTCAGAGAACCTGCCAGCGTGCCTTCGGTCGCGACCTGCTGCGACATGGCGATGTCGAAGCCCATAGCCCGTTCGAAGAGGCCATTGGCGACGGCGTCCGTGTTCCCGCGGTTGGCCAGCGAGGCAATCGCGTCGATGGACATGTACTTCGCGTAGGACATGGGGTCAAGGACAAGCGCCCGCTGAGACGTGGGCACCTTGCGGGTCGAGAGATCCGCGCTCAGGAGAGCGAGGTCGGCAAGCACAGCGGTCGCGCTCTGTTCCCGGACGTACGGGATGTCGCGGGCGAGTGCCATGAGGTTGGTGTCGACCTTCTCCGCAATGGCACGGACGGCGGGAATGATGATCTGCTCGTTGAAGTCCTTGATCTTCAGCGAGGCGTCTTCGGCGGTGTAGGCGACCAGGACGCCATCGCGGTGGTCGATCTTGAGCGAGATACTGGATTCGGTCACGCCCTGAACGGTCATGCCCGCCTGAACAGGCTCGGCGGTGAACGTGGCCGGGCGCTTCACCGTGATGGTGTCGCCGACCTTGACGAACTCCTTGCTGAACCCGCGGTGGACAAGGTTGCCCATGACCAGAGCGGACTCCAGCTGCATCAGGAACTCGTTTGCTACAACAGTAGGGGTAATGAACACATTAGGCATAGTTTAGACGCCTCCTAAGCGTCAGGGTGTGCTGTCCTCCATGCGCGGTACTGCTCTGGGGTCATACCGTCGACCTCAGCCGCGGAAGGATTGGTAATACCTCCACCGGCTCCCATACGGTATCCGGAACCGGTCGGTGCTACGAGATACGCTTTGGCTTTGAGTAGTTCGTCGACAGCCTCTTTGGCCCCGGTCACTTTGCCGTCTGCTTCGATCTTGACCTTGGACTTGTCGATCAAGGCAACGACCGCCTCAGGATCGACAGCCCCAGCAGTGTGAGCTGCTGCGAGGACGGCATTGGTGATCTGTGCCTGCTGCACGGCGGTCTTGAGGCTCGTCAGCTCGGCGTCCTTGGTAGCAGCAAGCTCTTTGAACTTGCCTTGCTCTGCCAGGGCTGCTTCGTCGGCTGTCTTCTTGTCGCTGGCGATCTTGTCGAGCTGTGCCTGCCTCTCGTCTGCCTTCTTCTCGGCAGCTACAGCTCTCACATCCATCTCGTGAAAGCGCTCGTAGGGGATCGTCGCCTCATGCTGCTTCTCTTCGACGCCTGTCTCCGTTTTTACGACCGTCGTCGTGGTGTCGGCTGCTTTCTCTTCGCCTGGTGCAAAGTTCCTTACCATCATGTCAGTCTCCTTTTACGTCTTAACGCCGACGCGGCGAAGTCTTACGAACGGTTGTTTGCATTGCTTGATCCCTTCAGTAAATCGAGTCTGCCTTCCCCCAGGACGTCGCCCGACCTGCACAGGCGGGCCTCTGCGTCGAACGCTCGGTTGCGCCACGTATTCAGTTCGTCCGAGAGCTTCAGATAGGCAGCCATCGGAACGCTTCCCTGCGGTGGCGGCAGCAGGCCCTTCGCCTGATTCTGCTTCGCCTGCTCTGCTTGCCGGGCGCGGAAGGCGATCATCTTCTCGGTCATAGTTGCTTCAATGCCGCGATCATCTCGTCGGCGCTCGGTAATACGTCATTCCAGCTGTCCACGCAGAAGGGGTGATACGGTGGCAAATCTGCGCCTTCCTTGTCCACGATGATCCTTGTCCCCGGAGCTCCGATGGCAGCGGCACAGATCTCACACGTCGGGTCGCCGTCGTCGCCACGCACGAGCTCCACCTTCGAGATGAAGGGCATGGCATCCGTGATGGCCTTGCGGTCACAGGTCCACGCCGTGTTGACCTCGTTGACATACAGCCTCTTGACGTTGAAGGCCAGGTTGTCCGTTCCCTTCTGGGTGAGTGACGCGGCGAGCTTGTCCTCAACCTGCTTGAACGACCAGCCCTCGTTGACGGACTGTGTGATCACGTCCGTGATGGTGTGCTGCGCCCCGTCGGCATAGTTCCAGAGGGCCTTCGAGAGCGAGAACCCTTCCGTCTCTCTCCACTTCTTGACTTCGGCCAGGGCGACGGAATCGAACCCGCCGCCGAGGATATAGCCAAGCGCCTGCTGCCACGGGGCAGGAAGGGCGATAGGATACTGGGCGAGATACACCTTGTAGCTCTCTGCCTGGTACTTGTCGGCCAGGGCGAGCACCTGCTTGACGAGGCTGTCGCACATCCGGACGCCCTGAATGGCAGCCCACGAGGTGAGCGCGTCCAAGGCGGTCCGGCCCGTCTTCGTGGTCAGCAGCGCGCCACCTTGCTTCGCCAGCGCAGAGGCCTGCTCCACGTAGGCGTTCACGTAGGCTTGTGTATGCTGTTCAGCGATGTTGGCGAGTTCGTTCACTAGGCTCCGATGTTCGGCAGCTTGAAGATGGACGTCGCTGCCTGCCGCTGTTCTTCCTGCCGCTCAGCGATGATCTGGTCGATCTGCGTCTGGTTCATGCCCTGCCTGCGCAGGAGCTCAGCCTGCGAGATGGCACCGGCGGCATAGAGCTTGAGGTCGGTGTCGATGTTACTCTGGACAAACGGCTCTTCCCACTCGACGTGCACCGGGATGATGTTCTGGGTTCGCACGAGTAGGATGAGTTGGAACACCCGCGCCCAGGCAGAACCGAGGGTGGTCTGTGCCTCATAGACCTTGTCGATGAGTGGCCCGCTCATTTCCTGCATTGCGACGCCGGAGGGGGCCGCTTTCGGGTCCAGGTAACTCATGGGAGTAGCCGTCACGCGTGCCAGGTGGTCGATACGCTTGTCCACGGAAAGCCACATGTCGGCCATGATCTGCGGCGGGATAACGGTGAGCGATGCCTTCTCGTTGTCTAGCATCCACGCGCCCCACACTTCCCGGGAGAGGCCGTCTGGGTTCTTCTTCAGGAACTCGTCACTGTCGATGCCAAAAACCGCCACTTGCTGTCCGCCGTTGAAGTACGAGCGGATCATCGCGTCCTGGACCAGGCGGTTGATGTCGTTCTGGATAGGCAGCGCGTTCTCCAGTTCACTGGTCCCGAAGGCCGACAAGCCGATCTTGTTGCGGAAGTGGACGACCGGGATGACGTCGAGGTCGTTCTTGACGATGCCTTCCAGGCCGTCGAACATCCAGTCATGCCAGGCGTTGCCTTCACCTGATACGCTGTATTCCCGATGGACGGTCTTGGCGGTCATGGTATCGCGACGAACGACGGGCTTCCCCACGAACATCTTGCCGAGTTCCTCTTCGTTCCACTGATGCACACACCGAATCGGCTTGAGCTTGTCGGCGGGCGAGTAGGTCATGTCGATGTCCTGAGATGCCAGCACGCGCACAAAGGCATGCCCCGTCTTCTTGCCGAGCTCGTCATATTCCGGCCAGACGACCATGAAGCCGTCGCCATCAATGCCCGTCGTGCGGTGGATCTCCGTGCTCTGCAGTTCCAGCTGGTTGTACTCGTATTCTTCGGTCAGGATCGCCTGATCGGCGTCTGTCCCGCCTGTATAGCTCTTCAGGTCCAGCTTGGCAACCATCGCGTCGACCACCGCCGCGCAGAGGTTGGTCCGGATGCCCAGCCGGCCGGCGAGTTCCGCCTGAATCTTGAGTGGCAGATAAACCCGATACATGCCCTCATAGGCGTTCTCGTAGAGGGCAATGCGGGACTTGCCGCGCTGAACGGCCAGGGCTTCGCTGCGACTAAACGACTGCTCGATGACGTCGACTGTCTCAAACATTCCGCCCTCCATGGCTCTGTCTCTGTGCGTTGGCCTGGGTGTAGCACCCGTCGGCAGTGTCGTACAGGTCGTCATGCGCTCCGACACCGAGCACGCTCATCTCGTCGAGGAAGGCCTCGTTCCACGGCCCTTCGACGATGCAGACGTTCCCCATCTCGGCGGCAGCCAGGAACGCAGCACCGCGCTCGAACTTGTTGCCCGTGACCTTGTCGCCGTGGAAGTCATAGCCAGGGAGAACATGGCGGGCGTAGTTGTCGATGGTGTTCACACCCGATGACCCAGGCTCCTGCTCCATCCAGATGGCGAGGTGCGTCTTCCGCGCCAGGACATACTCCGTGTCCAGCTGGGCGCACTGCTTGACCAAGGCCTCGACATACATGGGGCTCAGGCGATCGCGCGTCATATGCAGGATGTAGAACACGCCCTCGAGCATGCCACCCAGGCACGACGCGGTGTAGTCCGGGTCCTTGCCGGGCCGCACTTCGGTGGCAGCGAGATCCCAGCGGCGAATGAGCTGCTTCACGGCAGCGGGCGCAGCGGGCACGATCTTGAACCACTCGCGCTTCGCCAGGGCCCCTTCACGCGGGACCGGGTTCTGCTGGTACTGAGCTGAATAGCCATAGGAACCGAGACGTTCCTTCGCGGCAGCCAGTTCGTCAGGGCCTTCGCGTTCCGGCCAGAGCAGGTCGCCTTCCTTACGCTCAACGACGTCGCCGGACAGCGGGAAGATCATGCGCTCGTCGTGTTCGGCGGTCGTGGGGATGGTCAGGAACGTCCAGTCGTCGTGTTGGCGCGTTGCTTGGATATGGCCAATGAGGTCCTGGGTATGAAGCCGCTGCATGATGACGACAATGGCGTCCTCCTTCTTGTTGTCGAGGCGGTCGTAGAAGCTGCGGTCGAAGAAGGTGTTGGCAGCGTCGCGGTAGGCCTCGCTGTCTCCATGGACGGCAGCGACAAGATCGTCCGCTACGAGGAAGTTGCCACCGAAACCGGTCACGTTCGACGCAACGGTCATAGCGCGCATGACGCCCATTGCCGTGTTGGAGTATTCCGTCTTGAGGTTGTTGTCGCCCGCCAGCTGGACCTTGTCGCCCCAGCGCTCTGTGTACCAAGGCGAGCTGAGGATGGCACGGCGGTCAAGGGAGTGCTTCGTGCTCAGCGTCTCAGAATGACTCGCGAACAGGAAGCGTGCGCCGGGCTTCTGTGTCCAGTGCCAGGTCGGCCACATGATGGACACGAGGGTGGACTTCATGCAACGTGGCTCGATCTCGATTGCAAGGCGCCTGATCTGATGCATGCTGACTGCCTGCAGATGTTCGCAGATATAGCCGATGTGCCAGTTGTCGATATAGTCGGTGCTCGGATTGATGATCGGCCAGGCGCGGGCAGTGAACTCGGACAGCGACCGTCCGCAGAGTTCGGCTTCGATCGCCGGGGCATTCTCGACGAGGAACTTCAGAGCCGCAGAGTTATCAATCTCCGGTAACTTCCGTTTGCGGAGGTTCAGCGTCGGCTGCACCCCGCTCTGCAAGCGTGTTCCATTTTTCGCAGCATAAATATTCGGGGCGGGTATCATAACGCGACCTGCAGACCGCTATCCATGCGGCGTACTCCTGCGGAATACGAACATCGGAACACGAAGGGCGTCACGATTTCCCCGTCACTTTGGCAACTAATCCGAGAGCAGACGCCAGGTCGGACATGGACGCCTTGCTGAGGTCGACCTTGAGGTTCCCCTCCGGAGGCTTGTCACCGAGTGCCACTTTGCCAACGTCCTGGGCGATGCGAACCGCCTGTGCAATGTCCTTGGCAGCCCGCTGGAGTACCACTTGCTTTCCTTCCCTGTCTAGGGTGATCTGCCCCTTCAGCTCGTCGTCGACCAACGTAAGGATTTTGTGTGCATATTCCAGCAAGGTCGTGTCAAAGGACGCACCTTCGCTGGCAACGAGTTCCGACTTCTTTTCGGTCGTCTGCTCGTCGACACGGGCGAGGAACCGCTCACGCTTGATGTCCCATTGCTCCTTGGTCGCCTGCCGGCTCACGACCTCGCGGGCGGTGCCATAACTGAGGGCAAGCTGGGTCAAGGTTACGGCAGGTGCCGCCGTGATGAATTCGTGACTCATCCGTGACCAATCGATGGTATTGCGAGTATGCTTGACAGGCGCTCTCTGCGCCTTGGTTGACTTCTTCGGGCTGATCGGGAGCTTAGACATCGCAAGCCCCTTGCTTCGACATCACGGGACGATAACCGGCCGAACCGTGAGCATCTGTGACAAGGGGCCTGCAGTAGAAGGAGGGCATGTGATGGCACGTAAACCACGCGACATCATATCAGTGTCTGTGCCGTACCCTCGTTTCATCGCGCTGCGACCTCCTAGATCGGTTGTGCACCCTCATGTTATGTTGTTGTAGTTGTTGTTCAACTTTCAGCGACTGTTACTAATCCTGCAGGGAAGTTCAGGTGGACACGGCTGCCAACCATGCCCTTGTTCGCGTACTCGCGGGCGATGCGGTCGTGCTCCCTGGCCGCGGTCTCCGGGTCGTTCACGTAGCGGCTGGTGACGACATGCGTCTTATGAGTCTTCGGGTTCGTCGTATTGACCACTGCCCGCCACTTGCCCTTGCCAACGGGCGCGATGCCAAAATAGGTATGCTTCGGCGCCAATGGCTGAATGGGGCGGACATACTTGGCGTGAGCAGACGGCAGACACTCTATCCTCTCGAGGACCGTCCCATTCCATAAGCGGTACATGCTCCGGGTACCATCGGCCGTCTGTAGAATGACCTTGCCCTCCATGATGCGCAGATCGGCTACGACATCCGTGAGCAGATTCAAGAATCCGAGGACCGGTCCCGACAGTTCGCATAACGTGTGTGACGCGCTCAATATGACATATCCTCCAGCCGCGAGCGCTGCGGCCACATGCTCTCCAGTGTTTGTCATGTGCTGTTCCTTCCCGGCGCCAAACGCCAGCGTTCCTCGTAGTGCCCTTTTTATCCTTCCTTCGGCGCAGCGCCTTTCATTGGCCGGTTTTCCATTGCGTGGCGCTGCGGTCGTACTGCCCTGCCTTCTATTTTATGCGGATGGGCGAAACCCCCGCTCGAGGAACGTACTGATCTCCTTCAGACATCCGGCGTCGTAAAGGGTGTCTGGGCTTGGGAAAAAGGCGTAGCGTCACCAGGTCGCCCACCTTGACCAGATCCGGGACGTCCCAATACTTTGGACCGTGCTTCGGCCGGAGCGCTTCCGGAAGGGCGAGCTCGGCAGTCTGGCGCTTTTTCATCATCTGTACGTCCAGTTCGGCAGCCAGTTCATCGAGCTCAGGAGTCGGCCCGTCGGGTGTGGCCACCTTCGGTGCGTACCATTCGCAAGCATACTGCCCCGTCTCCATCGGGTAGCCGGGGACACCGCACGTGCTGTCGCAATCGGGCGTTCCATGCTTGCAGCTCTGACAGAGACAAGGCCCGCCTTCGCCATTGTATCGGAGCTCGCATGCTGTCTCAGGGCATGGGCCTTGACCAGGTGCGTAGATGTCCGCGGGGAAGGTGGCTTTGTCGATCCAGTGTTCGCAGTCCTTGATGATCGCCGGGTAGGGCTTGTGGTGATGCGCATGCTCGAGGGTACAGATGGAGCAGATGTGGTAGGGCTCGTCACCGTTCATCGCACAATTCTGATAGGCTCGGCCACAGGTAAGACACTTGCACTCACCACAGAATTGCCGCACGTACCGCTGAAGAGTGACCAGGTGCTGTTGTTCTGCGGGCAACTGACTCTCTGTATTCCCCAGGACGTCGACCGTGAGAGCAGCCTTGCGCCCACAGAGAGTTGTCGGCTGGAGCTCGTCCTTTCCCAGGCATTGGTCACATCCGCAAGGAGGACAGTGCGCCCACTCCTTGTCAGTATAGTTCAGATGCGCCTGATTCAGTCCGCAGGTCTCGCAGTCACAGTGGCTGCAGATATCGGCGTTGCTCCCAGGGAGAGGATTGTTGTCATAGTCTGCGCGGGTGAGCTTCGGCTGCTTCTTTGCCTTGACGGGCTTCGGTGACTCAGAAGTTGGTTCTGTTTTCTTCGCCTTGGTCGATCTTGCGACTTTTGCCTCTGCGTCGTCCTTTGCACGGTCATCCAGCAGATCGGCTGGCATGTCTCCCTGTCGAACGCAGCTTTTCAGGAAGTCGAGTCCAATCAGCCAGGGACAGAGTGCGCCACTACGAAGACCAGCACAGTCATCGCGACAGGAGTGATGCTTTCCGCAATTTGCCAACTGCCATTTATCCAGAGGATCAAGCTCGAGCTGATCTGGAGACATGAGTTGGCATGATCTGTCCTTAACCATTGCAGCTTTTTTCCCATACTCAGCCCAGGTGACATGGATAGACAAATCACGAGGACCGCCATGGCTGATACCTGTGACGTATCCAAAACCGACACCGCCGGGTGCAAGGTCATCACGGAACTTCACGCGGTCACCTCTGTGCAGCGCCGGTGTGGCTGGCTTCTTCGCCTTGGCAGGCTTCGCGGGTACTACAGCAGGCTCAGGTGACGTATGCTCAGCAGGCCGTGAGTAGGAGCAGGGAGTGCCACGTTGGTCTGAACAGCCAGTACAGAGACCACCGTTCTGCTTGCTCACAACCAGATGACAGCAGAGAGTACCGCCTTCTTGCAGCGCAGGATCCTCGTAGACACGTATTCCACGCGCTCCTTTCTCTATGAAGCTTCGCGCCAACGGCAAGTCTCCTGCCGCCTTCCGCGCCGCGTCGACCGCTACCATGTCAGCGGCGAATTCTGACTCTTTGCGGACCGGCTTGTCTGTCGATATGAACTCTTCAACAAGACGTCCCTCCAACTCATATCGTCCCCATGTTTCGTGTCCATAACGGATCAGCGTTGGGTGTTCGACTGTGGGTTTGCCATCCAGTTGTACGACACTGGGTTCCTCGGTTGGCTTCTTTGTAGGTTCAATAGGATTCAGATCGCATCGAACCCTGGGCGCCCACACCCACTCCTTTCGGAGATCGCAGACGTGATCACATTTCTTGCAAGCAGCCTCCGATTTCCACGAGACAGGCCCGCTGTAGTCAGGACAGCCAGTGATGCTGATGGGTCGATTGCACAAGCGGTAGCGAACGCCTCCGCGTAGATCCGTCTCACCGTCCTTGCATTCGTCGTAACGGTCGCAGGCCATACACATGCAATTGACGCAGGCCGGGAACTTGCCTTTTACACAGCGGAGGAGGTAATAGACCTTGCTGTTCTTGTCGAGAGCCTCCGTCTCACAGGTTTCGTACTGCGGGCAATCCTGATGACAGACGCAACGGTCCGAAGGTACCTTGACCTGGTCAATAGGTTCAGGGAACAGACTGCCCGCCCAGCCATCCGCGACAGGACCGCGTCTCATTCCACAACCTCAAGCGTCCCAAGGCAGCGGGCGAGACGGCTTGTCTGGATCGTGAACTGGTCGCCGTTGTTCGCCGTCAGCTCGACCCATTGCTGCATCCCGTTGCCGACGACCACGCCCTTGAAGATGCGACCGTCGACGAGAACGAGCTCCACTTTCTGACCGGGATTCAGAGTGCGGATGACTGTGTTGTTGGTCATGGCTGCCCCCACCACAAACGTGTACGCGCAATGTTTTCTTCCTTCGTGAACGCGGCTTGGAACTTCTCATCTATCTCTCGCTGTTCTGTCGTCCGCCTTTTCTTCTTCTCCGCTGTGACGGCTCTCCTCTGACTGTTACGGATTGCCCTGCTTTCTGCGGTCGTCATGGCTTTGCCTCAGCGCATGCAGCGTTCACCCTCATTCGTTGCTCTAACCGCTCGAGCTTGGCAAGTCTGGCTGCGTAAATCTCAGGCCCCCACCGCAGCCGCATCTGGTCGACCATAAGGCTCACGTCTGCAAGTTCCTCTATGAGACTCTTGGGAGACTGTTCGCGCCCACCAAGGAACTTTGCAGCAGCTTGGACGAGCTCTCCACTCTCTTCAATCACCATCATCAGCTGAGCATCGAAGCCCCAAGTGTCGAGGGCTTCCTGCAAGACTGCCTGCTCCAAGGGGGTCATTTCTTCACCCCGGGAACATATAGCACTTCCACGCGCACGTTACGTCTACGACCCCAGTGCGCGGCCTCATGTGTCGACCAGAGGAACACGTCCAGCTTGTTGCCTTTGATGGCGCCCCCGGTGTCGATGACGGTGCAGGGGTCTCCGTTGTTGTAGTTTGGGATGATGACGATGGACCCGAACGGGAGCACGCGAAGGTCTGCAGCAATGCCGCCGACATAGACGCGCTTGCCGCTGGCCGTTGTCATGGGGTCGCCATCGCACTCGGCAACGGTCGGACTATAGGCCGTGATCTCCATGGAGAGAACCATGACGGGTTCTGAGTATCGCGTCGTTACCTTGTCGATGGGAAGGGCTACGGCTGCCAGTCGACGAGCACTACGGAAGTTCGTGATGTCGCCCGCAGATGCCGTCTTTGGTGCCATCAACATCACCATCGCCCACACCGCAAGAGCAACAAGGCAACAAGTCAGAATGGCTATGAATATTGCGGCAAACAAGTCTGGTTCATCGTAGAAAACATTGCGAGTCCTGCGAGACGCCCACTTCATGGTGTCACCTGCCGAGCGTGCCACCAGGCTTCGAGTTCTTCCACCTCACGGATGACCAGATAGATAGCGCCGGCTGATTCGAAGCGTTCCTGCCATTCCTTTTGTGGATCACTCTGGTCGGTTGTCGGACGCTTCATTTCGATGCCAATGAGGCGGCCGGTACCCGGTTCGATTGCCAGGATGTCGGGCAGACCCTTGACGCCGTAGCGGATGAACGATCTGCCGATCGTGCCGTTTTTCCGGGTGTATTCGTGCGTGGCTGCGCCGGTATTCTGCCTCCAGAATACGAAATCTTGCATAGCGAGCCATGCGAGGACAGCTGCCTGTCGTGGGGTTTCCTTGCGGGTCTTGCGAGCGTACGCTTCCGGGTCAAGAACCTCGTTCGAACAATCTGATACCGGCTTGCGCCGTCGTTCTGCTGCGATAGTCATATGCGATCCTCCTAGATCGATTGTGTGCTGCTAGTTACTCGCTTGTGTCAGTCTCTTCGCGTTCCATTCTTCCAGCGTCTTGTTGCCCTTGGAACTGTTACAGTGGCCGCACGCCGGCACGACGTTGTCCTTCGAGTGTTTTCCTCCTTTCGACAGCGGGATGACGTGATCTAGAGTGAGCTTTGCTTCCTTGTCGCAGTAGGCACAATGCCCGTCAGCCTGGGCGAGGATCGCAAGCCACTCCGTGGACGTCAGCATTTCATCGAGAGGCGTGTTGGCGTATTTGAGGGAACGACGCCTCACGTCCTTCAACCTAGACACCATTGGATGAGAACGCCCGTATTCTGCCTGGCTCTCTGCCCTCTTTTCTGGATGAGTCTTACGGTATATTGCGCCGTACTCTGCGTCCTTTCCGGGATGAGTCTTACGGTATTTAGCCAAAGACTCGATGATTTTGACTGAGTTGGCTTCATAGTATTTAGCGCGATCCTTGCGGCGTTTCTCTGGGTTGGCTTTGTTCCATTTAGCGTGAGCCTCGCGTCGAATGATCTGTCCACATTCAACGCAATACTTCTGACGGTTGTTTGTCGGCTGGTATTCCTTCCCGCATCGCTGACAGACCTTCGTTTTGTAGTTGCCCATGTCTCGCACTTATCCTTTCTTATCCTGTTTGACCTGTTGGCAGCGGGCGGGGATAAGACCGTTGTTCGTGCGGGTTATAGGGCCGCACTAGCTGCCATTGAAGTATACCACAACGACGCTGACAATCAAGTGTCAAGAGACTATTTAACTGACGAACTCTTGACCTGAAAGTCCACGCGGTCTGCCCATTCCGCCTTCTTCCCCTTGTTCCATTGGCGCACCGGTCTCAGATAACCCACGACCCTGCTGTACACTTCGCAGGGCTGACGTTTCGCCGCCGGGATGATGACGCCGTTGTCCAGGACAAGATCGCCATTGTCGAGCTCTTTCATGTGTCCTCCTATTTAGTCGAACGGCAACGTATCGTCAAGAACATCGGTGGTCAGTCCTGCATAGGCCAGGGCCAGGGCGTTGATCTGCTCCATGCCGCGTCCGGTGTTGTGATCGTGGCTAACACTTTGGTGCAGTGTATTGGGAATGAACACCCCGTGGTCTATGTCCAGGTGGTGAAAATCGCTTCCGGGGAAGTATTGGTTCAGGGGCAAGAAGCCAAGTTCACGGCGCTTGGCCCTCATCTTACGATTGGTCACCATAGTGCCACCCTTCCATTGCTTTGCACGCTGTTCAGGTGACCAAACGCGCCCCGTCATGATGGCAGACATTTTTGTCCGTGTTTCGAGAGATACCGGACGGCCCATTCCCGCTGCAGAGAGTTTTGCACGCCACTCAGGAGAGAACACATGATCCCACGCCACAATAGGCTTTCGGTTAGTTACATACCACGCGGCTGCCAGTTTTGCGTCGTGCTCTCGGTTCGCCTCATGCCTAAGCCTATTGGTTTCTCTCTTTCTTTCCGGCCCACATTCTGTGCAGTATTGCTGCGTGGGGCCAGCCGGTTGGTACTCTTTCCCGCAATGCAGGCAGACCTTCGTTTTATAGGTCACATCTGAAAGGTTTGCCACAGAACATCTTGCCCGCTGTTCGTCGGTCATATGGCTTCCGAGTTTCATGGCTTTTCCTTTGGGTCAAGAACCGACGTCCGAATCATCATGTACGTGCCGTCACCCATCCCGAACTGAAAGAGAGAGGCGTCCAGTATCCGCCTGCGCTCTGCCTGAATGACGGCGGCTTTGAAGTCTGCAACGTCTTCCTTCGCGGCCTGAGCTGCCAACAGTGGGGTACCATAGTTACAGAGAGCCTCGTAGTCTTCTCGCAGCGAATCCTCAATCTCTATCGCTATTTCATCAACGGTCATGTCTGCCTTCGTTCTTGTGCCACGGCAACGCCAACCTCGTCGAAGTCGGCTGCTGAGTCAGCGTCGCTCACGTCATCGCTATGCGCCAATACTCTTGCCGCTGCGGCCTGATGATCCGGATACTGCCCTTCCTGGTACTGGACGGTCGCCAGATACTCTGTGCCGTCTTTGTTCCAGCGCTTCACCGGGAAGTGCATGCCAGCGTCAAAGCCGATCTCGACGAACTGGTTGGGGTACGTCTCTAAGGACTCCACCAGCGGGCGCCACTTGGCAGCCAAGCCCATGAAACGGAGCATCACGGCCGTGGTGCCTTGGAGTCTGAGCCGCGTTTCCTTGAGGGCATGAGCATAGCCACCGGCTGCATGGAACTTGCCAGCCAGGAAGGCACGCTTGCGCTCAGCCCGGCGGGCCTTCTGCATCCTGTCCAGTTCTTCGGCGAAGTCGTCGGCGTGCTCTCTGGCGTCGTCCCTGGCCGCGATAAGTATCGCAGTGACCCCCTCGGCAAATACCAGTGCTTTGTATTCCGTGTCCGTCATGATCACGAGCTTGCCGAGACGTCTCATTTTGCCACCGCCTTCTGTGCACCGGCACCGCTCGCTACCAGGGAACGCTCATCGAATGCGCGGCAAATCACTTGTTCGGCTATCACGCCAGGACGGACCAAACACATCATGGTCTTGCGATGCAGCAGAAAGTTGAAAGTACAGGCCTGATGCTTGCAGACTTCGCAGAGGATGACGCGCTTCATGACTGCACCTGACTGAGCCACTGATAGGCGGCTGCGTTGATCTTGTCCATGTTATGCCCCGTGAAGACGTTATGGTAGATACTTCGGTGCACTTCTTTCGGCACGTAAAGAACGTGCTCCTTATCTAGGTGATGAGCCTCTGCACCATCGAACGGTGCGTTCATCGGCACAAAGCCAAGGACACGACGCTTGGACGCATGCTTCCTGAGAGACTCATGGACTTTGTCGGGGTTCTCTGCTCTCCACCGGGCGCAGAGTTCGTTCATCCGTTCTGGATGAGCTAGAGCCCATGCACTGGTCTTAGCAAGAACCTTGTCCGGATGTGCATCCGACCACTTCTTGCCCGACGCTTGAGCTTCCTTTCGATGAGTCTCGTGATATGCCTTTCTCGACGCTCGCGCCTGCTCGTGGTGCTCGTAGTACCATGCCTTCGCTAGAGCTCTCTTCTTCTCGGCATGCTCCGTGGAATACTTCTTGAAATAGGCTCTCATCCCTTCTCGATGAGCGGCGCGATACTTCTCTTGGTATGCAGCATTGTGAGCATTGACTTCCTCTGTGGTCATACCTGCGCTCCTTGAACTAATTGCCGGATGAAGTCAAGACCACGAGTGAATACAACTGTTTTGAAATAGATATGTGCGTTTCCGTCCGGATCCGTCCAGGACGTCTCAATGACACGGAAGTATTCAGCATCGACGTACCGCTGGTATGGTCGGTTGTTCTCCATGAGGATACCCTTCGATCGCAGGAGCTCGAACAGTTTTGTCCTACCCAGTCCGGGAACGGCCAGCGTTTTGGCGACCGTGCCGATGTCGGTAGTGTCACTCGAGCTCGCTACCTGGTCAAAGAACGCGACCTTGGGCGCGGCGAGTGCCAGCTGCGCCTCCTGTACCTCAATCAACTTAGCCTGCGTCGCTGCCAAGAATAGCGCCTGACTGAACGAGGTCGGGACCGCGGGGACCTGGACGGACGGGATGCTGTAGGTGCCGGTGGTACGGAGAGAAGGCAGGACGTCCCACGTGACCCACTTTCGGAACACATCCATCTGTGGTTTCCGGGACTGCATGATGAGCGTGTAGAGTCCGGATTCGGAGACGGCCGTCATCGACTGGCGCCCGCCAGGGGTTGCCACAATAATGGTAGCCCTTTCGTCAGCGGCCAGCTTGTTCACGCGGTCGTGGTACTTGCTGATGCCGAGAATTCTGCAAACGTCCTGGGCGACGAACCAGATCTTGCCCTCAATGACCGACGTCCGCACCGGTTCATGTCCGGCGAACTGAAACGTCGTGATGCTGCTTTCCTTTGTTGTTTCCATGTGCGATCCTCCTAGATCGATTGTGACTACTGTTCTAACGCATAGATGGGCCTGTGTAGGTGATCCATTCGCATTGCGCCCGCCACCGGTCGGCGATACAGGCCAGCTCGCCGCCTTTGTAGCCAGGCACCACAATTGTCTGTCCGTTCTCACCCTGAACCTCGCGCGTGTCCCAGCCATCAGGCGGCACGTTGGACGTGACGAAGATAGGGCGTCGTTTCTGATACCTCGAATTGGCGATTTCATAGAAGGCTGCTACGGCCGCTTTACCACCAGCTTCATGCCCGAGGTCATCCACGACCAGGACCTTCGCCGCCTTGGCATCCCGGACAACAGCGCGCGCCTCTTCGCCCTGCTTGCCGTAGATGCAGTCCAGAACGCTGAACAGATGTGGCGCGGTCCAGATTGACAGCGCGTGCTCCGGGAGAGGCAGGTCACCTTTTTCCAGCAGGTCCTGCCAGCAGCGCCAATGGAGATATTCGAGGGCGCAGTGCACGGCCGACGTCGTCTTGCCGGTGCCCTTTGGTCCCATGAAGACGATGCCCGTTTTCTCGACGGTGGCGAACTGCAGCGCGGCTTCGACCTGGGGGAGCGCGCGGCATAACCGTGGATCCCAGACAAGACAGTCACTCCCGAAGTCGTCGCTCAGCCGGATGCCGCGGACAATGAGACGCATCCATTCGGCGAACCGCTCGCGGTAGAGGTTAATCATTTCTTCCGACAATGTACCAGCCATCAGCGTTCCTCTTCCTTGTCGTTGTCCGGGTTGAACGTGGGTTGGTGGTAGCGGTCCTTGTGCGGGTCATAGTTGCCCGAAGAGATTCCGGCCCAGGTCTTATCCTCGAGGGTCTGTGGCTTGGTTTGGTCTTGGGTTTTGGAACCATTTAAGGAAGGCCCTCTTGTTGTTGTATCCCTTCTTGTTATTGTGGGTGCCGATTTCGGTAACGGTTTCGTTACGGATTTCGGTAACGTTACGGATTTCGGTAACTCCTGCCACTCTCCGTAATGCTTGTTAAATTCATACCTACAGAGACGAGTGTTACCGATTTCGGTAAAGGTTTTGATGACAATGTTCCGTTCTGCCAGGCGCTTAAGCGTGTTGGCGACATGCGTTTTGTCAATTCCGGTCCCGTCGACGAACTGTGCCAGACTGATCAGGTCAGACTTCTTCGACCACCCGTAGGTCTTGCGGAGAAGGAAATGCAAAACGCGCCCCTCGTACCCGGATAACTGGGTGCGTGCGAGCGCGTCCATGATTGGATTGGCAACCGGCGTATAGCCGTCAGTGAGCTGTGGATTGACCTTGCTCATGACGTTAGCCGTCGGAGGGATGCTGCTGAGGTGGTACTGTCGCAGTGCGAGTCATCGTCGCGATCCTTTTCCACATCCAAATAAAAAAAGGAGGGGCGGGCCGGGATCGTGGAAGCGGCGGGAGTAACCTCCCTCAGCACACGGATCAGGTGGCTGCCGTTCCCCTCTATAAGCATCGTACACGAATCCAAAACGGTGTCAAGTACCATAGCCATAATCCTCCCAGGTCGATTGTACATAGCAAAGTGCCGGCACTGACCACCTTAGACAACACCGGCATTTTGTCAAGCATGTGCCTGTTCATGGATCTGCACTGGGCGCTGACAGTATCTGCGGTACAACTGCCACAGCTCTTCCGTCTCCTGGACGCGCCCGCTGCGACGAGCTGCCGGGGCACGCTGCCTGATAACCGCCTCGAGTGCTGCAGGCGACTTCCACATCTGCTGATGCTGTTCGTATGTGAGTACCATGGCGTCACCCGGCCCTAGTGGTTTACCCGCGGCCCGACGAGGATACGCCAGTCAGCGATAGCATCGATCCCGGGAGGGCCACCATGTGCACAGGTCCACTTGATCCACAGGTCGTTGCCTTGACCAATGATGAGGCCGGTCCAAATCTTGTCGAAAGGCTCTCGTATCAGAGGACAGAGATGAATAATGATGTCGCCAGGCTTCAACAAATGGGCGACGAGGGGGATCATGCGAGCACCTTCGTCATTGCGGCTTCTACTTCTTGTTTGAACAGGAAGTTGAAGGCAACGGCATTCATCTGCGCTACTCCCTTGCCTGTCCAGTGATTGTGACCGTGACCTTTGCCTTGATGCATCTGACGGGGTATATGGATCACTCGCTCATCGTCGACGTGGTGCCCCTCACAACCAACAAATGGCTCATTCAATGGAACAAAGCCAAGAACGCGACGCTTAGCATGCTTCCGATGGTCCCTCATTTGTTTGCCACCTTTCCAACGCGCCGCATTCGCCGCAGATAGTATTGCTATTACCTTAGGAGATATGGAATGTCCCATTTGCGCAGCAGACATATGCATGCGGGTTTCGGCAGATGCGGGAATTCCTTTGTTCGGATTGCAGCGTCCCCTGCTCGCCGTACCTATTTTCATGCGAGTGTCAGGAGATTGGGAGAGTCCCGTGTGCGCAGCAGACATCTTCATGCGGGTTTCGGGAGATGGGGAGTGTCCCGGGATACCTTTGTTCCAAGCGCAGCGTCCTTTAAGTAACCCAGACATCTTTGCTCGCGTCTCAGGAGATACGGAGTGGGAATGTCCCGTGTGCGCAGCAGACATCTTTGCTCGTGTCTCAGGAGATGGAGAGCGTCCCATTCCTACTGCAGATAGTTTTGCACAAGTTTCACTAGATACCTCATGTCCCATTTGGTAGCTCATGGCACACCGGTCACTTGGTCACGGGGAACATGTGTGCCGCTGTCGCAAGTGACTGCGGTCGCTCGGTGCCGGTGAACTCATTGAGTAGTTCCTGGACACGCTCACGGTCTCGCAAGCAGACGTTATAGAGCCCTCTCAGGTCGCCAATGTCATCGAGCAGGACCTTGTTCTCGCGGCGAAGGCGGGCGACCTCCACGCCCGCCGCAAACGCCGCTTCCCTGTATTGATCACGCATGGCATGCCAGCGCACGGGACACCTGGTGGGTGACTATATCAGCCATCTCCTGAGCCTGGTCCGTTGTCACATAGATAACGAACACCATCCGTGACAATGGATAAGTATCCCAACCAGAACCGCGCACGTCCTGGACCGGCAGCTCTCCAACGCTTTTCCCGTCGACGATCAGCGCGAGGGTCTTCATTGTGCCCTCCCGCCACAGATCGGGCACATGCGAGACTGCACGCCGCGGTCGTTTCTCCATGGACACTGTGCGCAGTTCATGCGCTCGCCTTCTTGTCGTGTGCTTTGCCGAGAACAGCCGTTCCATAAGCCTGCAAATCGACATGACTCATCTTCGCGAGCTCTTCCTTGTACATGCACTCGATGCTGTACTTGCTCGCGACGGCACCGATGAAGTGGATCCACTCGGGCTTCTTGTACGTGGTCGTGCCCGCCCGGTACTCCAACTCTTCGCCCGTCACTTTCTCGATCGTCGCGTCCATGGCAGGGCTGTTCACGTCGGCTTCCTTACGCCCGACTGATGCCTCGCCGTCGTCGTCGCCTGCGATGATACCGACCATAGCGCACAAGGCGAAACGACGTGCATAGGTGAGTGCACTGCCAAGCGACTGGGGGTCGGGCTTGATTGGGTTCACGGGATAACGGCCGGTGATCCATTGGCCGCTCGTGTGCATGAGTGTTGTTTCGAGGACGACGCCCTCGGGATCGATGTCGGTTGTCTGTGTCACGGCGAACCCGTGCGACGTTAGTGCCTTCCTGCACGCGCCCCACACACTCGCCAAATCGGCATACTTTGAGTGGAATTGAGGGTTGACGCTGTTTTCCGCAGCGAGCAGCGCCTCCTTCTGGACTTCGGACAATGCTTTTGCGAATTCGTTCAGTTCTGGACTATGATTCATGTCGATCCTCCTAGATCGGTTGTGAATGTGGTGCTACTGAGTCGCTTGTATCAGTCTCTTCGCGTTCCATTCTTCGAGTGTCTTGTTGCCCTTCGAGCTGTTGCAATGACCGCATGCTGGCACGACGTTATCCTTTGAGTGCCTGCCTCCTTTCGATAATGGGATGACGTGATCCAGGGTGAGCTTTGCTTCCTTATCACAGTAGGCACAATGACCGTCAGCTTCGGCAAGGATCGCCAGCCATTCCGTCGACGTCAGCATGTCGCTGATGGGAGTGTTGGAGTACTTGAAAGCACGGCGGTTGCTGTTCTGAACGACAGCTTTCTCGGGGTGAGAGTGTTTGTACACCGCTTCCTTCAGGCGTACTTTCTCAGAGTGAGAGTGCTTGTACTCCGCGACCCGCAGACGCTCTTTCTCAGGGTTGGCCTTTCTCCGCGCTGCACCCCATAGACGTTGTTTCTCAGGGTGGGCTGCTCCATACCTAGCCGTTCTTGCCCTCCCCTTCTCAGGATGTTCCTTGGCATACTTCACATCGTATGCACTACGTTTGTCGCGGTGATCAATGCAATAGGCCGCTATGCGGGTTCTATTTGCTGCTGGCCTACACTCTGCGCAGTATTTCTGGTTAGGGTTTGTCGGTTGGTATTCCTTCCCACACCGCTGACAGAGCTTCGTCGAGCATGCGTGCCACTGCCGACGTTTTTCTTCAGTCAGCACGGGTTTCTCCTACTGGGTCAGTTGTTCCAGGGTGAGATTCGTGAGCTCCATGATCCGCAGGGCATGCTTCAACGTCGGAGACGTCAGTCCCTGTACCCACGAGTGGGCTGACGTGTACGACACATCCACTTGGAGCGCCAACCACCGCGTCGTCTTGTGGTGTTTCTTCAGCCAAAGTGCAATCGGCTTTGGTTCGATCTTCCTTTCCATTCGCTTCCTCCTTTCGGCCAACTTCGGCCAAGAACGCTGCCCAAGCTGCGCCAGATGTGCCATAACCAATACCGTGAACACCATTGCAGTCAAAGACATACCACAACGCGTCAAAGCGCGAACGGTGACATCTTACCACCGAGTCGCGCTGTCTTCCTTCGCTGAATACGCCAGGCACGATTTCAAGGTCCTGCGCCTGGTAAAAGTTCACATGTTGAACTGGTCCAACCTGATAGAACATCACGCTGATTGGTTCTGCCGAACGTGCCGTAACTCCAATGACTAGACCATACTCGCCGTCTTCGTCACTGGATCCATCGACTACTTTGACTTGTCGGTGCAAGAACCTTGCTCGCAGTTCCATGATGTCTTCTTCCATCGCGACCTCCTAGATCGGTTGTGCACCCATACAATAACGTGTTTGTTTGTTTCATCATGAAGATATTGTGAAGGTCAGCACGTCATCACCGTGTCCCGTTGTGCCGCGGTCACATGGTACCGTAGCACACCGGCACACAAGTAACAGTCGCTCAAAGTTGCACGGCAGCCAGGTCATCGTATGGTACAGGTGGCTACTTCTTCAGATATCCTCCTTGGTCAACGGGCGCCAGCCACGCCCGTCCATATGGTGCGTACCGACCCTCGCAGGGAACTGGCGCACCAACCTATGCCCCGAACACATCTCACCCATGCGCCGGGGCCTTTTCATTTTATGACGTAAGGATATGCTATCGAATCATAGGGAGGCAAGGATATGGAAGAAGAGAAGTCACCTGAACAGTTGAAGAAGGAGAAGCTCGCCGTCGTGAGCGCCTTGGCCAATGTCTTGCTTTGGCTCGGGGCGACCGCGATCGGGATTGGTCTCCTGGTGGCGTTCCTGAAATAGGGAGATCCTTGCCCGCCGTCTGCAGGGCGCCTATCCTGTACGCATAAACCATAGCCGGACGTACAAACCACGTCTCTCTCCGCGAGATCTCTTCCTAGGGCCTCTTTTCGATGTGCCGGTCTGCACAGGGAGCAATCTGACGCCAAACTGCGACGGCCGACCTAAACAAAAGCATCGGCCGAGGATCTCTTCCTGCTCCTGGCAGGTGAGGCTACTCGAGTGCCACGACTTTCACCCACGTCGGGAACCTCATATGACCTGCTTGACCTTGCATAATGCCCTGAACTGCTTCCACCAAGGGAAGGAGTGGATGGTCACAAAAGTATGAGCCACGTTAACCTCGAAAATCCAGTCATGCTGCACATCCACGAACGTATAAGTACCTTTGGGAAGAGGAAGAATCTGCTCTCTTTCAGAAGTATCGACGTTGGTCACCCATACCTTGCCAATGTAGTAAGAGGCAGGGGGATATCCCGCGCCCAATTCGAACGTAATTATCTGGTCTGCTCCTGTGTCAACGCTGATGGGACTCTCACTAGGGTTGAAGTCGATTGTGTCTGGATTCTCTTCATAGGTATCCGGCGGAGTGAATAAATAAGCAATCGTTTCTATGGAACAGGTAGCAACAACTGAAACCGTTATCAGCAATTCTCCGTAATACAACTTGGAATCGTAATTGTATACGAGAGTAAGATGCTTTTCGTCGGTCGGTTTGTTCAGCAAGTTCCACGTAAGGTTTTCGAGACTAGCGATCGCATCTCCGGTAATGATTGCGACATCCGTCCACACGCCGTTGAAACACCCGATATACTGACGTACGCCCGTTGTCCCCACCTTTCCGTCAAAAACAATGTGAATAGCGTTATGCGCGTCAACCGTTATCGTTACTCCGAGATTCCCAGTAAGAATTCCGTTCGTCACAAGCACCGTTTCTGTCCATGCGCTACCGCCGTATTGTGCATAGTAGAGATTATTCCCCACTATATATGCAATGTGAACCTTGTTTGTGGTATCGACTGCGGGTATAGATAAACCATAGTTCGAGTTGGTTGAACCACCGATTCTGATGGTTGACGGAGTACCCCATGAGCCGTTATGCTTTTTGATGTATTTGAAATCAGTACACATCCACGTGACATATATATCTCCGTCATAAGTTGATGCAATTGAAAGGCAATAGGCAAAGGTATCTGAAGCATTCGTGTCATCTACTATCTGTGTAGCCGCATCAGTATCCATCGAATAGTAGATGAGTTTGTAGACCAGTTGGTAGTTGCTATAATGCCACCGCTCAAAAATCACGTGTGTATGCCCCATGGAATCAACACAAATATCGGTTCTGACAAGCGTATAGTTAGTGTCGTCGGGTTCATAATAGAGATTGACTACTATCCAAGAACTTCCATTGAATTGTGCTCGTTTTACAATTCTTCCCCATGGAAGATATTGATTTGTTGCTACAATATAGGCAACATATACATTGTCATTTGCGTCTATGGCAATTGATGGGTCGGTAATACTCCAGTAACCGGTTGCGATAAGGCTTTGCGTCCAATTCAGCCCGCCATCTGTTGAAATATTGCAATATACGCCGTGATTCCCGTCAGCATCAGAATCATCGAGGTATACAACGTACAGATGTCCGAGCGAATCTTTTACAACCTTGTGTTCATTTGCTGACGCAGGTTCTATCCATCCGACATTGGATTGCGCTATATACCCAGTTAGAACAGCAGTTGTCGGAGCCGCATGAACCTCGCCGCACTCTACAAAATACCAGTCGCAATAGGTGGGTTGTCCGACGGCCGCACCGCGAGGATAGATGTCGACTGTTGCGGAATCATAGATGTCAATGCCAATCCAATTGCTTGCATCTCCCCCAGTACATACTAAGGACATTGTATAGACCGTGCCAGCCAATAGAACGGGATTTGTCGTAAAGGTAAATGTGTAGATAGTGTCCACGGCTGCAATGGAAGCCATTGCTATTGGATTAGAAACACAGAGGACGCCCTGATTCACGTCAAGGATCGACATAGTAATATCTCCAGTTGGAGAACCCGTTTTTGTCAGTCTTAATCGTACCTTGAAAATAGTATGAAACGCTTGAGGCGTGAATGTCTGCCCCTGTGAATCTCCAACATACGTGGCTAAGCCCCAATTGTTTTCTGTGGTATTGCTTTCGAATACCGTTCCGCCAACTTCTGCGTCCGTTGTTTCAACATCTGTTGCAGCCGATGACTCTACGCCATTGTTCGTTGCTTTGACTGTGAAGGTATACTGCGTACTTGGAGACAGACCAATGAAGGTATAGGTGACGATATTCGCGCCAACCGTCCCCGCTAGAACACCGCCTACATAACAGTTGAACCCCGTCTCATTGTTCGAATTGTCTGTCCAGCTTGTGACAACCTGAACATCGGTCTTTGAAACAGTAACCATATCCGTGGGGGCAGCAGGAGCAACATCAACCGTTGTTGTCGGTTGATTAGTCGAATCTACTGTTGTCGGCGTTGATGAAATGCCCCTTGCCCGAATGACATAGGCTCCCGCTGACTTGCACGTTATAGTTCTGCTATAGGTTGTAGTGGCAGTTGCATTTGCCTGCGAACCACTATCGGCAACAAGGCCCGTCGCCCCTGACGTAGGAATGTCAATCCACGTTCCGTTTCCTTGGTCGTATTGCCAATAAAGAGTTACTGTTGGTGAACCGCCAGAACCAGAGAGCGTGTAGTTCTCAGACATCGTGAACGTCGCATCAACGGCATAAGAACCACTTGCAGCAGGAACAGTAAGTGGAACAGTAGAGAGTCTTTTCGCCATACTACGTCCCTACGCTAGTCCGTCCCATGACTTGATACTTGCAATTGCCAACCCGTTTCTCGTCTTTACCGATGCCTTCGCTAGACCGTTGACGGTTTGGACGGCGGACGGCCATGACCCCCCCGTATACTCAATGTAGAGTTTAGGGCGCCGGGCGGTGGTACCATACGTGCGAGAAGCATAGGCATTAGAGCCAGTGGCAGTTGCTCCAACATCTGCCACACAAAAGTGTGCCACTCCAGCAACAGAATCCAATGCTGTCTGGACTTGTGCCGTTACGGTCTCGTTCAGCCATTGAGTCGCCGCAACGGAAGCGGCGGTTGCGGCATCGGTTGTTGTAATGTCTGTGGTTGTATTAAGGGCTCCCGCCGTTCCCCAGTTAGAACCCGTCTTGTAAATAGTCCACGTTGCTTGGGTTGTTCCCCAATTAGTGCGGAGCAAACGATAGACCGTGATGGTGCGAGATGCCAGAGTGGAACTGCAATAGAGACTCAATGTAGCCAGAGTTATCGTTGCCCCCGGCGGAACCATCGCAGAAAAATCAAACGCGACAAGGGAACGCTTACGAGAGCCAGTAAGAGGGGAAACGCCAATCGAACCGTTATAGTTAGCGGTAGGGAAAGCCTCTTGCAGCATGGTGTCTGCCGTTGACGGTTGTATTGTCTGTGGGCTCGCCATTATGCCGTCCTCGTGATGAAGTCAGAACTAGGGTTGAAGTAGATGGTATTCGGCTCGGTCGTGATAGCCCATCCGATTACTCGTATCACGTCATCCACTCCTGTCGGTTGAGCATCGTCCATATCGCCCGCGGTTGTAGAAACGTAGAGTTGCGCCCCACCAGTGATACTCGCGTGGAATGCGGCAGACCTCATCGTCCCCATGAGCAGCATATTCGTTGCGGCGGTATCGCCTGCGGCGGCAAGGATACAAATACCGAGACAGACTGAACCAGCACTTGCGGCGGCATTTGCATCGGTAAGTACCCATTTCCACGCAGAGTTCAGGTAGCACAGATCTCCAACCGCAAGCGTTGCGCCTGCCGTTCCCGCTACGGTGATCCCTGACCACTTCTCGTCTGCGGAACCGGCAGGGTCGAGAGCAACGGCGGTAAGTTCTCCCAAGGTGATGTCACCAGACATCGTACCGCCAGCAAAGGGCAAGTATGCTCCGCCATTGACCTTGTGGTTCGTCGCACCATCGCCAACATAGACATCATAGGTATCGGTCTCGAACCCTAGCTCACCAGCAGCTAGGGTTCCAATGTTGGCGTGTGTTCCACGTTTCAGTTGGAGGTGCTTTCCTTCAGCCATGACAGCCTCCTTCTATTTCTTCTTCGTCTTCTTCGGGATTGCGTCAACCTTCTTCTGGAGGTCATCACAGACATACTGGAGAGTCAGGTAGTCTTCCCGCGACTTCTGCAACTCTGCCGCGACCTCAACCTTCCCAGCCTTGAAGCCGTCACGTTCAAGAGCCACTTCGTGGACTTGGTCTTCCAGTTGTTTGATACGCGCATCATCCGACGTCTTCACCTTCCGTGACTGCTCAAGTTCGGGTGAAACAGGAACCGGTTCTGGCTTCTTGGACTTCAATGCTGATAGTTCAGCAGCCATAGCAGCAGCCTGTTCCTGCATCTTCTTGATACCTTGGTCACGGACAAACCCCTCCACGTCACGAAGACCGATGACCTGTAACAACGTGTCAATTGAGACACCCTGATTGACCTCATTCTCATTCATATCCATGTCCGGCATTAGACGAAGGCTCCGAAGTCCATGTCATTGGCGACCGTGTGGAGAACACCTGCTGCGTGAGCGAGTCCTGCTCCAGCAAGACTTGAAACATCTGTCTCCGCATAGTCAAACGGAGTGCCGCCCGACATGAGGAACTTGTACTGTGCGGATGCCGCCTTGAGTTTCAGACCACTTGCGCCCATAGCAAGGGTCGTGCCGTCCAGTTTGATACCGATTTCGTTACCCGTGAGAGCAAGACCCGCACTGGCAAGGATGTCCAGACGGAAGTCTGAGCCAGAGAGTTCTACACCCAGTGACCCTGTATAGGATTGACCGCCACCGTTGAACTGTGCGAACGTGAGCGCATCCGTTCCGATGTTGACCGCGTTTTCATTCGTCATAATCCAGCCCGTGTGATGCAACGTGCCTTCCTCGACGAACATGTACGCGCCAGTTGAGAATCCTGCGCCAACGGGCATGTCTACTGCTCTGGTAGGCGCACCAGTGGCGTTGACCGTGTATATACCGTTCTCAGAACCAGTCGCCTGATTCTTGATGAGGATGCGGTCTCCCGTAGCCAGTGTGACACCATCAACCACTGAACCGTTGGCAAAACCCGTTGCCAGCGTTCCCGCCGCTATGGTCGCGACGACAACAGACCCCTTGACGTCCAGACCCATGCGAGCAGCATCAACATAGGCTTTCGTTGCCGCCATGTTGTCGGTCGTCGGCAGACCCTTCAACGTCAGGTCAGCGTTGGCAAGGGTGATACCTGCTGCCACATCCCTCAGGACACCAATACCTGCAACGAGGTCATTTGTTGAGCCGTTACCCACATACAACAGTTTCGTGTCAGTCGTGAATCCAAGTTCACCCGCAGCCAGCGTCACAAGACTTGCCGCTGTTCCACGTTTGATTTTGAGAATAGGTCCTGCTGCCATTTAAGGCCTCCTAGGCAAATGAGCCCAAATCGATCACGTCTGGTATGACCGGGATCCCATCAGTGCCAGCGTGACCTCGCGGTCCTGGGGTACCGATGGTGATCTGTTCCTGCGTTTCCTGCGCCACCTGGATAGTAATGTTGTTGTCAATCACCGTCTGTGTCTCGACATTCTGACTGAGGCTATTGCCGTCACTCATAGGTTGCCTCCGGCTCGAGCTTCACCCATCCTTTGGCGATCTTGTGAGTTTCCTCTGCATCCTCAGGCACCACCTCGACATCGAAGCGGGCTGCCCCGAAGGTCCAGGTCGCCGTTGTGGTAGCGCCGATGGTCACGGTCACAAGCGTGGTGTTCGTCACTGGATCATAGCCGTCAAGGCTGATGCCGGCGGTTGTGTCCACGTGCTTGACAAGCGTACCTCCCGCCCGGACGTCACATCGCACCAGGAGGTCAGTCAGGTCCTCATGTGCCAGGACCGTGAACCGGAACACGTCGCCCTGGATCGCCTTGAGTTCAACGTCGTTGATCAGCATGGATGCCTCCTGTCAATCTGTTCCCGGCTCCCGCGGGCTAGGCAGGAGACCGGGACGTTCAGTTACGCTAATGGCAGTTCTGTCGGCGTCGCAGGCGGGACGATCGGCTTGCCAGCATCAATAATCGGGACCGCCTTGTCGACGTAAAGAACCTGTTTGACGTCTGCTGTCGCTTGTTTCTCGACTGGGGTGGTCAAGATGACCGGGGCCCAGAACTGACGGTATGCCAACTCGGAGACAGCAAAGACTGAACCGAGAACGACTGACAGAGTCTCAAACGATAACTTCACGAGTGATCCGTCCACCCACATGATGAGGACGGCAAGAAGGATGCTGAGGCCGACAGCGATGAGCTGCTTGATACGGTCGTCCCAACCCTTCTTGATAATCGCACCGCCAATGAGCGGAGCGAACAGAGTGACAATCCAGAGCCATCCTGACGGTAACTGAATGGTAGTAGGCATGGTTCCTCCTATGCCTTTCCACGGGCGCGGTAAAGCGTCCACACAAGTGAGTTCCACGTAACAGGCCCAGCTGGATTAAGCCCGGGGTCCACAATCTTGTTGTCGATCGCCCACTGCATCGCCTCGTTTGGCTTTGCTGCTGGCGTTACAACTGGCGTTGGTGTAGTCACTTCAACCTCCCAAGCTCCGAAATCGGCCTGCTTTGATTCGTTCAGATCCACTGATGCCCCGCCAACTGTCTGACCATTCAGGTACTGGTAGAAATGCGTATGAGTGGACACCTGACCACTGCTCCATCCCCGCGTCTGCCAGAACCACTGAGCGGTTTGATTGGCAAAGCACCGCTCCACGACATAGTATGAACCATACACGCCCACCCTGGCGGCCCCGATGACACTCGCGGCGCCTTTCAGGTAGAGGTCAATCGCGGGCTGTTGTGCCGATGTGCCAGCGAAGTCCACAGCAAAGTACAGCGGCCTGCTGTCCGGGAAGCCGATAGCCCGAGCAAAGGCAAGAGCGGTTTTACCATCTGCTACGCCCGCCGCTTGCCCTTCAAGCGCACGGCCAGCATAGGATTCATAGATGAGAACCAGTCCAAGCCCTGCCGCTCTGATTGCTGTAGCTTCGGCCTTGCTGATTCCTTTCCCGCCTGGAGCCGGAGCAAACAGGTAGCGAGCTACGGCGCCATACCCAGCAGCCTTGACCTTCTTCGGGTCAGGACGCGAACCGGAGTAGTCGACTATTTTCATGTTCATGGCATCGTCTCCTTACTTTTGTAATACCTGCCCGATATACGGCAGCAATCGCGTCAGAACGTAAACAACAGCACCACCAATAACCCAGTCCATGTACTTCCGAGTCTGTTTGGAGGACTCAACCAACGGAGCAAGGACATCCTGAAATTCGCCCAAGATCTTCGCCATCGTTTTCTGGGTATCATCGAGCGCATTGAGCCTATCAGAAAGCCCGAGTTGCGGCGTATCCATCCGAAACGTTATCTGGTCAAGAACCTTGACCACGTTATTGAGGATGACGGTCATCCCATTCAATTTGGATTCTCGCTTTTCCTCAGAAGCCGCCATGTCCTGTCTGAACATCTTTATGGCTTCCGCATTTGCCTCTACCAGTTCTGCGTTGTGTTGGCACTTCTCGTCATCTTTGCCCATTTCGACCTCCGTGTCTCATGCCACAATTCCCAAGCCTGTCGCGTGCCACGTGACAAAGTCCGCACTCATCTCAATGGTCGCGCTAATGTAGAAGCCGTCCTCGTCCTGGTTCAGCGAGATACCGCCGCACGTCGCGCCACCGGCAGCAGCCCATGGCGTGAGCAGCACTTCCGGAGCTTCCGTGAACTTGTGCTTGAACGTGATGGTCGTGCCCGTCACCGTGCCACGCTCGAACTGGACGGCGATCGCGCCGACGTAGCTCTTGATAGCGCCGTTGATGATCTCGCCTGGTCTCATACGATCATCGCCTCAAGCGTCGTGGTCACGGCAGTCGGCGTAATGTCGATGACCGACGATGACACCTTGTAATGCCCCAGCTGGTCATTGACGTCATGCCAGTCGAACTGTTTCCAGAGCGTGTTCATCAGGAGTCCCGCCCGCTGCACGGTGAGATCTTGCGCCGCCTGCCGGTCAAGCTTGTAGAGTTCATCTGCCATGTCCTGCAACTTGGTATCCTTGAGCTGCCAGACTTCGGCAAGGAACGGGTTGACCTTCTTGCTCAGGTTATAGTTCGTGAGATCCGGTGTTGTGCCGCTCATGCCCGC